TCCGTTGCAAACGAACTTTTCTAAGCACCGGGAAATCGTCATCCAAATATCGAAGACGAACATCAACAATGTCAATTATAGAAGTAGCCCCAGTAATGTTGATTTGCCTATCTGATCCGTTGTAACTCAGATCAATAGTATTGACGAAATACAAACCATTCAGCGGGCTTGACAAATCCTCAATGTCCTGATTGAGTGCTTCAATCATTTGTGATTTTGGAAAACGAGGATTTATCTTTATAATGCTTCCAACAGAATGTGCAGCTGCAGTGGTGCCTGCATAGCCACGCTCAACAACTATCGTTTTTGAACCGGCTGATGCCTCCCAGATGTACACGAGTTCTGAATCAATCTCAAAAACAACACCGGTTCTTAAGCCGGCAAGATCATATGAGGTAACAAAAGATGTGTCGTCTGAATCAACAGCAACCGACAACTTGTTTTGCTCTTCTATGGTTCCGCTTAGAAGCTGCCTGTTAACTCTTTCAAGTAACGCATTTACTGTAGACATTTAACAATCCCACTTCTTTAACGCAAGAGCTTTTCTTGTGGGGCGACCCTTTGAATCTTTCATTGGCCCAGGCATGCCGCCCATACGCGCACAAAAAGATTTGCGACGAGCGGCAGCCTTTGGACTTTTTGCAGCTTGCTTTGCAGACACGGGAGGTTTAAGGTTCATGCCCTGCGCTTTTGCGGAGGCACGACCTTTAGCATTCAGGCCACCACTAGGGTTCTTGCCTTCTTTGCGTTGCCATGCTGCGGTCTTAGCCATTACTTTTTCTTTGCTGCGTTCATGTTGTCAACCATATTTGGGTACGGTCTACCAGCTTTTTTTGCGGCAGCCTTCGCAGAAGCCTTCTGTGATGGAGAAAGCTTCTTAGATTTCTTGGAAGGATTTTTTGTATCCCAAACAGGCTTCTTCATTACTTTTTAGTTTTGCCCTTCATTTTCATTGGCTTGCCAGTCTTCTTTGCTGCTTCTTTAGCTTTCTTCATACCGGCTTTTGTGTATGCGTATTCTTTCTTACCGACCATTGGCATTGCTATTCTCCTTAGATTGCTGTTGTTTTGTAATGGCTTTTGTTAGGAAGTATACCAGTTTCAATCTGCCAGCCATCAGTAGCCCTTGACTCTACGTTTGCACAACCATCAATTTGTTTAGGTTGCTGACCGTTCATACGCAAACGCTTGTAGGCATCAAGGTCTTTAGAAAGAGTTGACTCTCTTTGTTTTTCTCCGGAGACAAGTACCCCCAAGCCAATGCTCACTCCAGATATCTTGCAAGCAAAACAACCTTCTACATCTAAATATGGGTGTGTTTGTGAATGAATCATGTCATGTATTCGCCATACCCCGCACCAAGCAGGTCGGCATACTCCTCCTCTGTCAATTGATGTATGTGTCCACCGTGGTAGATCTTGGTAAAATTAGTGTAGTCAGATTGGTCAACTTGTGTGAATGTTGAGTCAACAAGTTTGTAAACGTTTATGCCGCGCTCTCTTGGCCTGTAGAAACGGGCAAGCCTGTTTGCCATCCTGTCGCCACCAACAAGAGTTGTTGGTCCGTCAAAAGCTGTTGGCGGCCTAAACATGTGAAACTTGTAAAAAGTGGCATTTCCACTTGTTGATCCTTGTCCAGAACCAGTTGCTGAAACCAAATAGACCCTAATCCCAGAGGCCGAGCCATCAGATGTTCCAGATGCGGTTGCGGTTCTAAGTACGTTCCTCAGTCCGATAGCTAATTGCGATCCAATGCCAGATGCAGTTGCAGTTCTAAGGGACGATTTAGCACCAGAAGCGGATTGGGTTCCAATACCGGATCCAGTTGCTGTTCTACTACGAAGAATAATCCTTGCAGAAGAAGATGATCCAGTACCAGCAGAGTCTGCTCCTTGGCGAACTCGCGTAACAAGACCGGTTGAATCAAAATCACCAATGCCAGAACCAGATGCAGTTCTGCATGGAGTAATACGACCAACAGCAGACTGTGTTCCTGTACCGAAGCCAGTTGCTGTCTTAGAAAGAGTTAGGCCAACATAAAATTGTTGTGTAGCTTTGAATGGCTCGGTAAACCCGATTACTTGAGTTAACGGCATTTGGGGTTGCTCCCCTACCGACTAGTCGAGCGACAGAGTAAGAGCGGTGATTTGAAAAGTATCGCCAGCAGTTACTGCAGCGGATGAGGACAAACCGCCTGACCACAAGCAGTTACCTGCAGTGCTGTTATCCCACAATGACCAATGTGAATATGTTTCTGTTGTGCTTACGTTTGTCCAAGTGATTGAAGCAGATATTGCCTTAGAACCAGAAGATGCAGCTGACCACGAAGCAGCCTGACGGCTTGTATTTGTTGCAGCGTTTGAGGTTCCAGTTTCACCAGGGTCACCAGTGTGTAGTTTTACGTAAGTATTTGCAACAGAAAAAGATGTGCCGCTCAACGTGTCCAGCAATGCGAGCTCAGCGTAGTTAGAAATTGACATACAAACCTTTCGTTGTTAACACTATAGCAAAGCCCCCCCACCCGGATTTCTAACCAGGTGAGAGGGCTAAGCAGTTTACTTATGAGGCGTTAGCGCCAATTGACGATGCTGACTCAATGCGACGCAATGCAGCCTCGCGGAAGCGGCCGTAGCCACCAAGCCAGTACCAACCAATTGGATTGAAACGCATGAGCGAGTCAACCACTGGACCACGTCGTACCGACGGCACAGGACCGTTTCCATCAACAAACGAATATGCCTTAGCAAGTGCCTGACGGCCCATGACGTAAGTGTCATACACATCAATGTTTCCAGTTGAACCTGCTCCGTCTGAAGCATTTGCACGAACCTTGGTACGTGGTGTCTCAATGAAACGAACCGACTCAAAGGTACCGATTTCACCTGTGTAGATGTTAGCGGTATCCATGTTTACGTGTGGTGCGTTCCACGAAGCGTTTCCGGTCTCACGACGAAGGTCGTACGAAACGTCTGGGTGAATAAATCCGATGTAGTAACCGGACCATGGGCTTACGTTTGCTCCACGAAGAGCTGCAGTCACCTTGCGAATATCGTTCGCTTCGATGATGTCTTCAGCTTCGATGGCTGTGCGTGAGGTTTCATCGCTTGATCCACCGCCACCGTAAACAACGTTTGTGCCACCAGCAAGAACTTCACGGACAACTGTGTCAATGCTGTTACCTGCGTTGTAACCAATCAGGTTGGCTGCGGCAGCATCTACGTCCAAGAACGCGGTGCCACGGAGCTTAGCTGTGGTGTTGATGGTGTTACCGTATTCCGTGAGGCTTACGGTTACGTTGCTGTCAGCCATTGCGACTGGGTCAACATCACTGGTTTCAGTGAGTGGGGTGCTTGCAACTGCAAGTTCCGAGAAGATCGTAAAGATCACCGAAGAACCTGGCATGGTCTGATTGCTTGCCTGAACGTCAGCTGCCTGATCGAACAAGAGTTCCGAACGGAGGGCAAAATATGCCATCCTGTCATACGCCGCCTGGTCTACGCCAAGTGACGATTGTTGGGTATAAGCCACTGTATTTCCTTAATTGTTAGCCCAGTGGGTAGTGCGCCCAGTAGGGGAATTAGATGAGTTTTTTTGCCATTTCGGCGTTATATTGCGCCATGAGCTGATCCAATTCCTGTTGGTTCTTGGCGTTCGACATTTTTGTCGGCCAGTCTGTAACTGGCTCAAACTTCTCGCCTGCCTGAGAAGCACTATTCACCCTTGCCCAAGCCTGTTGTTCACTGGCATGAGCTGTTTCCTGCGGTGCAGTTTGGATGAGATTTGCTTCTTGAGCTGCTACACGAATCGCATCTGCTGACAACTCTCCGTCGTAGCCTTTAACGAAGTACTTTGCAATAGGAGCGTTTACATCAACGCCCGCCTTTACAAAGGCCAACTCTCGTGCTGCGGTTTCGAGCTCCTTGGCTTTCGCCTCGGCTGCCTTCAACTGTTGTTCCACTTTGCGCAATTGTGCGCGCACTGGATCTCGTGTAACTTCGGTCTGAACTTCGTCCTCGAACTCTTCAATCGAATCTGACATGACCCACTCCTTCTGCCCACGTTCTGGTTGGAGGTTCCAGACCGGCTGCAAATCTCACCTCTTTTGTAATGTCAAAGCCGAGGGGCTCTCTGACAGTTGTTCCTACTGGAACAGGACTAATATATCACAGACACTATTTGGTCTGTCAACAACCCTACTTAGCTTTTCCAATACCAGTTTCTATAGAACCAGATGTCACGCCACTAGTCCGAGTATAAGAACCACCACGCTTAAACTCGCCCACACGCTGTTCTTTTCGTCTTGCCAGATCTTTCTCTGCTTGTGTGTCAAAACCAAACTGCGAAGCAATTATCTGCTGCTCAGTAATGTTCTGCTCACCAGCAAAGGTCTGAGCTAACTCACCTAACTTGGAAACCTTAGAGAACCCGACCCTGGCTTCGTCCTCTGTAAAGCCGCGCCTAGACAGATCCTCTGCAACAGACGTTGACAACTGCATACCTGCGTTTTCTACGGCAGCAGAACCAATACGGGCCGCACGCTCCTGCTCCTTCAGAACGGGGAGAGCCTTATCTGGATCAATATAATATGCAAGCAACTGACCCTCTGTCACATTAAACAGCCTGGACATTTGGTCACGAACCGAAGCAGGGGCATCCTGCATCAAAGAACGGGCAGTCTCGATACGGCTATTGAACTCAGAAACGCTCACGTCGTTGGCAATCAGTTCTGCCAGTTCTGCCGGAGTGTCAAATAGATCTGCCGGTATTCCGTTTGAACGCAGAGTCTGCCGATAAGAATCCTCTAAAGCCACATACGTAGCAGGGCTAAGATCTCCCAAACCTTTAGATCGCCTTATTTCGTTGCCGGCAAAGCGCTCCTTGTATTTGTCTTCTTCCCTGATAGAAAGAAATATTGCATCACTATCAGTAATGTCAATCATGTCAGACGTGTAGTCAGACCAAATCTTGTCATACAAAGATTCCAGTTTGTACTTAGCAAGAATTGCTTTTATGGTCATCCGAGCGTCTTGCTTATAGGCTGGCTCTGTCGGACCAGGAGGAGTAACGCCACCAGAACCATCATCGCCGCCACCCGCAGACGAAATAAGAAAACTATTTCGGTAATCATACAAAGCATCAGACTGCTGCTGCAATTCCGCTGTTGAAGGAGCACCGCCGTACTGCGCATAAAGCGGAGCAAGCATTTTATCCAACTCCGCCATATCAACATTTCCAAAACCCATATCAGACATAGCTATTTAATCTCCCCAAACATTCGAGCAAGCGAAGCACCAAGACTTGTAGAATCACGGTTCGCCTTAGTGGTCGTATGATACTTGTACTTTTCATCAGTCTTCAAAGTCTTATCAACATCGTAAAAACTAAACTGACCAGTTTCCGGAGTACCAAGAAAACGTGAATACATAGGGTCAGACAAAGTTACAGACTTAGGATCAAGCTCTAACGTACGAGCAATCCGGTCACGGTAACTAGAGAAAATATCTTCCAAAGAAGAACCGCCTTCAATACGATCCTTAAGATGGCTATACATTCCTATTGCAGCACTCTTAGCTTGCTGAATAAAGCCATCCTCAGTCAACACAACACCGTTGTACGGGGTTCCCGTAAGAATACTTTTAATTTGATCTGGCAAAGATGCCGGCGCATAGCCGTAGTTTTTTGCAATTTTTTCTAGTCGACTAACCTCAGAACCGGTATCAAGTGCGGTCTTTGAACCGTCCTCGGCAGACGGAGTTTTGTCAAGCTCAGAGTTTATGTAATAGCCAAGACCAGCAGAGTTAATCTTGTAGCCCTTTTTGAGTGCGTTAGTTGCAATCTCTTTCCACTTTTCGGGAGGCAACTTAACATCGCCATAACTGGAAATAAGGTTGTTTGTAAACTCCTCGACAGTGGACTTCTTGTCCTCTTCGGCCTGTAAATCAAACTCTCTTTGAGCCTTTGTTGTGCTTGTGTAATAAGCAGTCGAAGCAACCCTTGCGTCCCACGCGTCAA